TTCTTAGGTGCTTCTGTATATAAGGTATTATCATCAGAATCAACATACTGAGATTTAAGGATTGTTAAATCAGAAACTACTGTAGGATTTTTAGTTCCTGTTGTTGTTGGTAAATTACCAATGGCAACTCCAGTAACAGTTGTAATTCCAGTTACAGTTATACTTGCATCACCAACTGCAGTAACTCTTACAAATGAAGACGTATTTGCTGCACCAACTCCACCAAAAGAAAGTATGTCACTAACTTTTACATTTGACGGGAATCTTCCATTTGGACTTGTAATGGTGCTTAATCCAGTTGATCCATTAACAGATGTTATTGTGGCATCACCAATAACTTCACTAGATTTTTGAATAACATCAGCAGAAAAAGTTCTTGCAAAACCTACATTTCCTAAATCAGGACCACCATAAATTGACTTAACATCTTTTATTCCATATTGTGTTAAAGCAACGGAAACACGACCATCTTCAATGCCATTAAATTCAAATGGTTCATTAACTAGAAAAGTACCTTGGGTATTATAAAGAACCATACCCTTACTATTACTAGTTGCACTTCTTACATAGCCTGTTGCTCCACTATATCTACCTTTTACATGAGTTGGAATGGTAAGAGTTGCTGCCTCATTTAAATTAATATCAGTAAATGGTTGAATATCATAAAGAGCAATATCCCATTGATTAGTATCAGAATTAGATGCTGAATATGATCCAGACTCTAATGCAAAATCATAAACTCGTGCAACACCAATTTCACTACCTGGTGCAGATATGATATTTGCAGCACTTTTTGCCCCTTGTCTTTGATCCCTTAAACTTACAATATAAGTGTTACCTACTCCAATTTCTGGTGCCCCATTAACTCTATTAACTTCTAACGTTCCACCAGTGTTATAATTTATTGCTTGACTCGCTAAGAATTTTGCATTTCTTGGTTTAGGACAACTTAGTTGTGTTGTTGAAACTGTATTGATTTCATAACCTTTAACAAATGCCTTACCAGCAGATACCTGATATAGTCCAAGATTGTCGCTTGCTTGCTGTCCAGTCTCTGTGACATCTCCAGCCTGATAAAGACCATTATTACCTAAACCATTATTGAGAGAATTTTTAAACGATATATTAAAAGGTTTAACGGTATAATCACCAGATTCTGCAAAAGTTCTACGAGCAAGTTCATCTGCAAATATATTATAATCTGTAGATGAAGCGTTTTCTGTTTTTAATACGCCATTTTTAATACTACCTAATTCAACAAAATTATTATCATTTAAATCATCAAGAGGTTTTTTAAGTAAAGAACAAGAAATCTTTAAACGATCCGCACCTGGTGCAGCAAAATTGTTAAATCCTTTTGAATTATCATTTAAAGTTTCATCTTCATCAGAATTTATAATTTCCTCTATAACTCTTAATCCAACCCTACACGAAGGTAAGTTATCATATTGAGATAATATTATTGTTTCTTTCTGTACATTAACAAATTGACCCCTAACAAAATATACACCATCAGCTATAGAAAACGCAGTTCCTGTTGATGTGGCATCTTCAGAAATACATGATGCAAAAGATTCACCTGCAGGAATAAAAGTATCGTTATCTGGACCAGAACTTATATCTGCATTGGAAGATAATAATTCTCCATCAATAAACGATTCTAAGTTACTATTTTGAACACCAGAGGAAATATATTGAACGTATATTGTTAGACTATCTCTTTCAGAATCTTCTGCTTTTAAACATTTATCTATAATTGCAGAAACACCAGATGATTGTCCAACTATTTTTTTACCAACTAATTGCTCAAGATATGAAATAACAGGAATTCCTAAATGAGTTTCATTTATTTCAACTGCAAAATAATTTTTAGTATATAAAGTATTACCTGGAATTACTCTTGAACCCTCTTTAAAGAAATGCTGTCCAAATCTTTCTATTTGATTTTGTAAAATAGATTGTAGACCAGTTAATTCCCTTGCTTGAACAGGATAACCAGGCTTAAACAGTACTTTGTGATAATTCTGATTGTCAGAAAAATCATCAAAGTATGGTGATACGTTGAGATTAGTTGTTTGAGCCATAGTTAATTAAAACTGCAATATAACTTTGATATCCTCTTTTTGATTAGAAGATCTTGTGATAGCTGGTCTATTATCAATATAAATCATACTTCCAGAATATTTTTTAACCTCTGGATTTGATAAACCATCTGTAAAGGATTGACCAAGGTAATATGTTCTATTATTTATTGAGGTCGAAAGACCACTGAAATCAGTGCTTATTGATAAATTAGTGCTTCCACCAACTACGGTTAAACTACCACCAGTGGTGATTTCTTTGGTAAATCTATTCAAATTATATCCATATTCAGTGACAGTTTGAGCAATTCCTGCAGTAGTAAATCCTGCAAGAGTTCTATCCTGCCAATATTTTAAAACACCAGTAGTTTCATCATAATTGATAACTCTACCAACAGCAGTAACACCAGCACCTATTGTCTGAGTGATAAGAGAATCACCTGTAAATGAAGCACCACTCCAACCAGCACCTGTTAAACGTAACGCATATGCTGCACTAGCTTTATCAAGATCTAACTTAGATGTACTTCCAAATTGTACTGGATTTTCAATAATACCTATTCTAGCAAATTGATTACCAGTAACAAAATCTGGATTTTCAACATCATTCTCAATTCTTGCATAAAGTAAAACATTGGTTGCACCCAATTCACGGTAAATGTCTTTTCCATGACCTCCTTGAGGTGGAATAATGACATCTAAAGAAGGAACAGTGGTGGGGATAGGAACTCCACCAGCAGTCAAATCAACATTACCAAACGTATAACCAGACCCTTGATTTGAGATGGTTACAGATTCAACTTTAGAATCATTATTAATAACAACTGTGCATTCTGCTCCTGTACCATCTCCCTTGATTGGCACTCTAGTGTATGTTCTATTTGCAGTTCCTACACCAACACCACGATTTTTAATAACTACAACTTTGATACCACCATCAACTGCATTATCTCTAATTGCTTCATGATCTGAGTTAGTTTCCCAATCTAATGGAACTGGTATAAATTCTGTAGAATCAAATTTGGTTAGTTCTGATGGTTTAATTGTATAAAGATATTTCCATATATAACCATCACCACTTGTTCCAGCTGCTCTTGGTTCTAAATCAGTAAATGTTGGTTCATCTAATGATGGTTTGCCATTTGGAGTTTCAGGATTAGATCCATTTTGTAAACATATATATACTCTAAAATCAGTATTTACAACGTAATAATTTGCACGATATAAACTTGTTCCTTGAGAATTTGGAGGTATATTGGTAATATCATAGTCTGGACGATAAAAATCGTAAGTGGTACCAGATGTCCAATCGTTTTTCTTTACCACCTGCATTACATCACTAGAAGATATCTTCTTTAGTGCTAAAATAGTATCCCAATTATTATTCACCTTATCAAAACTATCAATAGGTGCTGGTGGATCATTATCCCAATCAGACTGAATACTTGTTGGGTTTGGAAGTCCTACAAATGCATAGTAAGAATTATCGGAAGTTGTAATTCCCGAAATAAAGTTTTTTGCATTTAGTATTCTGATCTGATCAGTTATAATTGCAGACATTTTTATAATTTTTTAGTTATTTATCATGAATTAAATGGAAGGATAAATTACAATGCTTCCTAACATGCTACTATGATTAGTACATTGATATACTAATGTATTTGGTGCAGCAAAAGGAACTTCAAATTTAATGGTTCCACTTGATGCTGCATTATTAGTTACACCAGTATTATATGCAGATCCACCATCAGATACACGAATCTCGAATGGATGACTTCCACCAGAGTTATTAACAAACTCATAAGTTTGTCCTCTTGCAAGATAAATTGTTGGATCAGTTGCAGCACTCAATCCACCAGGCCCTGTGAAGGTGTAATGACTAGATCCAGAGGCACCTAGTGTCCATTGGGATGTTACAAAATTTCCATCTCCACCACCAACAAATGAGGAAGAATTAACGCTGGTTGCTGTTAACACTCCAACATTTACTCTCTCTGTCCCGACACCAATGGAGTCAGCAGCCACATTTGTTTTGCTTACTAACTCATACCATGCTGCAGCATGTGCGAAATATCCTTTTCCTATGTTATGAACATGAGCAAAGGCACCATGATATGTAGACGCAGATGGTAGATCAGAGAAATTGTTGAATAAGAATGGTATAACATTATCAGTTGCAATACCAGTGATTTTTCCACTTAGATTGACTACATTAAATCCAGATGTTCCTGTCGTACTAATACCAGCGACAGATGAAGCAGTAATACCAGTAAGTGCTGAACCATCAATAGCAGGTAAGGCACCAGATAATTTTGATGAAGTAAGCGTTGTTATTCTTGCATCAGCAACAGTTCCTGTTAATTGACCAGCAGGTATTGATGTTAATGATGCACCAGAACCACTGAATGTTGTGGCAGTTACTATACCAGCGATAGACGCTGCAGCACCAACTATATTGGTTAATTCAACTGAAGGAGAACCACTTAATCCAGCAGCAGTGCCTGAAGTATCTTGATTTAAAGTAGCGACTCTTGCAGCAGCAACAGTTCCTGATGAAATATTAGATCCGTTAAGATTAGTTAAACTGGCACCAGAACCACTGAATGTTGTAGCAGTTACTATGCCAGCAATAGAGGCTGCAGCACCAACTATGTTAGTTAATTCAACTGAAGGAGAACCAGTCAGACCAGCAGCAGTTCCAGATGTATTTTGGTTTAATGTAGCAACTCTTGCAGCAGCAACAGTACCAGAACTAATATTACTTCCACTCAATGCGGTTATACTTGAACCATCACCATCAAATGAAGTAGCGGTAACAATACCAGCAATAGAGGCTGCAGCACCAACTATATTAGTTAATTCAGCATCACCAACAAATGTAGATACTCCACTTACACGTAAATTAGTGAAACTAGATGTACCAGATGTATTGATACCTGGAAGATTACTTAATCCAGAACCATCACCAAGGAATTTATTTGCAGTTACAACACCAACAATATTAACTCCATTACTAATGTGTAAATCACCTATTATCGTAGCTCCCGTACTAATAGTTTCAAATTTACGTTCATTATTATGGAATAATTTAACTGGGCCATCTGTATTAAACTCTGCCATAGTTTCGGCAGCACCAGCTTTAGTAATCTTGACAGCACTTCCATTTGAGTCTAAGTATAGATTTCCTGTTGCTTGATCTTTAACCCAACTGTGGCTAGCATCATGATATAAAGTTAGATCAGATCCAGCACCAAAAGCAATTTTTGCATTGTCTGCAAATTCTAAAGTATCTACGGATGCATCCCACATTGCCGTATAATTATCACCACTAATATTAATATCTCCACCAGAAAATGTTGTTACACCAGATACATTTAAATTTAAAGTTGTAACTCCTTGTCCAACTTTAACATTAGCTAAGACACTAAGACCATTATTCTCAGCAGTTGTCGTTCCAATACCAACACTACTTAAAGTATGAATACCTGTTGAGTTTGTTGCAAATTTACCAGATCCTGCTACAGCACTAGATGATATTTCAATCGCTCCTGTTGGTCCACCAGAAAGAGATATATTTGTTCCTGCAGTTATAGATGTTACAATACCTGAGAGAAGAGTAGTTCCTGTATTTCCTGCACCAGTTAACAAACTATAAACTTCATCAAAATTTGCATTAATTTTTCCAGCACCAACTCTCAGACTATCGCCTGTTCCGTCATCCGCAGAGGATCCTGTGTTTATGCCTAACTTTGCCATTATAGTGTCTTAGTTATAAAGATATTTAGACGGTATATTATGTAGAATAGTTTTTAAACTTCATTTTTGGAGTTCTTATGACATTATCTCCTGTTGTAATACCAACTGCACCCTTGTCATTGAAAGACTCGAATGAATTTGTAGCAGATGCTCTATCAACAAGGACAATTTTACCCCAACTAAATTCACCAAAGAAATAATCAGGACCAATACGTCCAGTTGGTGTACTAAACGCAGAATAATTTGTCGCAATTCCACCAGCGAATGCTATTCCACCACCAGCATTATCAAAAGTATAATTTGTATCATCAAAGGTAATTGTAGAAACATCAAATTTAATTGTTCCAATTCCTGAAATGTTTGCATTTACCTGTCTAACGTGAGTAGTCACACCAGAGGGATATCCATGTCCAGTTATGAACGTTTCTACATCATGATAATCAGCAACTTGATAAACACAATCAATATTGTTACCAACATAATCACCATTTAGAATAAAGTGAGTTGTAAATCCAATTTGTGTTCCATCTCTTCTTGCAGTCGCAAACGTGGTTGATCCTATACCAACAGTTGAATTCCTAACCACAAAGTAGTCACCCGTCTGAATGCCACTAAGTGCAGAATTTCCAAGGCCTGGATTTGTTATATCTCCGTCTCTAAGAGGAGATTCTGCAGGAATGAAGAATTGGAATACTGCTTGATTGTTTGCACCAGATGCAGTTGTTCCAAATCCAACAATAACACCCTGATCACCAAAGTAATTTGAAACAGTATTCTTTTCAATAACTGAAGGTGTTGTTGGTGGACTGATCAAAACAAGTGGTGGGTTTGCAGATGTATAACCAGTTCCTGTGGTATTGAACTCTGATGTTCCACCGTAGGATACAGTTATCGTTGTAACTATGCCAGATGTTATAGAAGCAGTTGCAGTTGCTCTTAATGTAGTTCCCAATCCTACAGGATTTTCTATTGTAACTTCAGGTGCAGTTAAGTAACCAGATCCACCATCAGATATTACAATAGAAATCACTTCAGAAGTATCATCATTAACGACAGCTGTCGCAGCAGCACCAGATCTATTAGTTTCTGATTTAAATGTTATTTCTTTTTGGAAATCTACACTAACTTCATTTTCATTCTTAGGGTTAAAGAATGGTCTTGCATTATCAACATAAACAACAGTAGAACCAACACCAACAGGTTGAGTTAGATATGATGTTGGATGAATTATTGGTTCATATAATTCACGATCTTTAGCAACTCTCTTACCACTAATAAACTTATCTTCAGTCTGTCTACACCACACAACTGGACGTAACATTCTACTGTTGTCAGTTAAACCTGGCCCGTAGTATGGATAAGTATCAACAGTGCTAGATGAAATTACTTCAGTAACTGTCCTAGCATCTTGTTGTAAGAATTTATCTTGAGGAATATCAAATGGATTTTGATTTAATCTGCGATCTGATTCAATTGTAAGATCATCACCTTGTTTAACAGTATCAACAACATCAACATCCACAACGTCTACACCACCAGTTCCTTTATAGAAGAGGAATTTCAAACTATCACCTTCATAAGAACCATCTGTGGCAGATCCTTTAGGTGCCTCTTCAAATGTTATCTTACTTCCACCTTCAAAGAAATATGATTCACCTGGAACTTGTAAAATATCATTAATAAAGATAAGAAGACAATCACGAACACTTACTAAAGATCCTGGTTTTGCTTGAATTGATAATGAATCACCATCCTTAGAAATTGGGAAAGTTTTTCTAATTCCATCAAATAGATTAGAAAAATCGTCAAGAACTTCTAATTGACCAAGAGACCATGCAGTGAATACATCATTGTCAATATTCTCTACAGTTAATTGGAATTCATCAGTGCTAATATCATAACCTGAGAATGTTGGTATTCCAGTTGTTCCTCCAGTTGGAACTGTTAATATATGACCCTCACCATAACCATATCCAGTATTTGTAATTTCAAAATCTACAACACTAGATCCTTGACCAACAACAACAGAAACTCTTGCTTGTTGTCCACCTTGTGATGGTGAAGTGTCGCTATATTCTAAAAATAGATCTTCATAAGATAATGGATCATCAATAACAACCTTCGTTAATTTATCAACTCTACCACCTCTAGAATACCTATGATTTCTCGTAGATATCCCAGTGTTAACTTCAAATGTTCTACTATTTAATACTTTAGTGATTGTTGTTCCATCAAATGCCACATCCTGCTTACTTGCAGAGTTATTATTTGATCTAGGTGCGATAATTGTTGGTTGAGCAGTTCCTCCACTTACGTATTGAGTTGGAACAGTAGAAATACCAACATTAACAGTGAATTGAGTATCACTAGCAACACCTACAACAGCAGCACCAACATAATTTGGATCACCTTCTCTCGGATATCTATGTTGAGTTGCATGACCATCTTTAGAACATGTAAATCTTAAAGACTCTTTTGCTATCTTAATACTTTTTTCAGTTGTTAATTCATGTGTTTGTCCAATGGTTAATTTGAGAAGCCCATCAGTCTCATCATATTGAGCGTCAGATACGTCAAAAAATACTAAAGGACTAGTTCCAACATTAACGGTTAATGTATTTGTTGTAGCAGCAGTAATAGTGGTATTAACACCAGCCACAGGATCACTAGCACGAGGATATGGATGATCACTACCATAATTATCCATCTCACAAGTGAATACAATAGATCCAGTAGAAATTCCTATTGTATCATTAGTTCCCAATCCATGTGCAGGAATTGTAAGAACTAAATCACCAGTAATAGCATCATATGTCGCATTTGTTGGTGTAAATTGTGTTCCAAAACCAGTGGCAACACCATCTTCCACAGCATATCTAAATGCGTGAGGATAAGCACCACCAGTAATAACTGCACTAGATGCAGCACCTACAAATGTGTGAGTATATTGATCTCCCTTCTTACCTGCAGTTACATTTACTGTTATAGTTCCGTCGTTATATGTTAATCCATTAGTTGTTGCGGATTTAAAGGTGTGGATTCCTGTATTTGTAGAAGGAGTTGTTGGTAATGTTGTAATACCTAGAACATTAATTACAAATGTATTTGTGGTTACACTAGTAATTCCTAACCACTGACCATGAATAGGATCATGAGATCTTGGATAGGGATGATCAGTTGTATGTAAATCCTTATCACATGTGAATACTAGAGAATTATCAGCAAGTTTAATCTTATCACCATTAGAGAATCCATGACTTGTAATAGTGATTGTTGTGATACCAGTTGTTGCAGTATAATCAGCATTTTCTACTGTATATGCTTTACCATCACTAACAATTCCAACTGCAGTATCAAAAATAGAATCTCTATTTCTTGGATAGATGTGATTAACCGTTGCACCTAATCCACAAGTCATTGCAAGACCTGTTAACACAACATGACTTTGTTTTCCTGAAGTTGATAATCCATGAGCAGCCAATGTTGTCACAGTCATAATACCAGTAGTATTGGTATAAACTGCACTTTGAATTCCTACAGCAGGTGCATAATTACAAGTAAATCCAATACCAGATAATACAACCTCTTCACCTAATTTTAAATTATGATCAGTGGCAGTGGTAATTGTTGTTAGCCCTGTTATTGAACTATACCCAACATTTCTTATATCTCTTGGTTTATAGAATACTTGTGGATTAGTAATATTAATACTAGTAACAAAACCAGCAACGACAGTGGCAAGACCAATACTCGTAATACCAGCTGATCCAAGACTTTCTGTTTGTAATCCAACAGTAACAGTCTGAATACCAGATCTATATCCAGAACCGCTATTACCAATCGAAACCGTTGTAACAGTTCCTGCTAATGATACAATCGCAGTTCCTCCAGCAGATACAAGTGGTTGGTAATTAAATCCATGACTTGATGCAAGAGAAACAATAACTCCACCAACAGGAATGTTTGCAGTATTAACATCAGCAGCAGTGGAACTTGCAGCACCAGTAAATCTAATACTGGATATACCAGCACTTTCTTCTACTATTTCATAATTTGCATTTGCACCTGGTTGTTGGAATACACCATTAATCATGATGACACCATTAATAGTTGTCATACCAGATACGTTGGTGTTATTCGCTGTTAACGAGAATGTTTTATCTTTTCCAGTGAATTGTTGAGAAATATCATCATAAAGATAATTATCAGTATACGTTTCTTCTGTTCCATTTATTACACCAGATCGAGTAAAGACTCTTCCTTGGAAACTTGAAGATGTAGTAATACCTTCCCAGTGTCTTTCATCGGGAGCTGCAGTAGAAGTAGAAAGTGGTTGCTTACCATGAGGTGGTTCAATAAAGTTTATTGTATTTTCAACAATGTTGTAGTTACCTCTAATCTTAGTTACTGTTGCTCCTGAACTATGTGCTGCTAAAGTAGTTCCTAACCAATTACGTCTTACTCTAAGAACATTGGTGCTTCCAATACCAACAGACATAATCTTCATTATTTCATCATCAATCTGCACATATTCACCACCAGATATAGATGTTATTCCACTAAAGGTAACAGTATCCTCTGTAACAAGAAGAGGTTTTGCTAAAGTTGTAGTAACCGAAGTTCCTGCAACTGGTGATTGAATTGCATTATCAAGAGCTACAAGAACTTTTGTATTTTGATTTTTTGCAGTAAAGAAATGTTGAGTTGTAATACCTACAGAAAGTATTTCAAAAGGAACAGGAATTCTTTTTAAAGCATCCTCTGCTGATTTTGCAAGTTTTATTGTATTTTCACTTATCTTGATAACAAAAACATCTGGAGGTAAAACATTAGTATTACCAATACCAGAAACATTTGTTGTTCCTATACCTATTGAATTGGTTCCAACTCCACTAGATGGTGCATATGAAATTTCTTGACCAGTCACAAAGAAATGATTTGGAACAACGATTGTGGAATCAGTTCCATCAACTTTAACTATAGAACTACTAGATCCATCAAACTCTCTCTTAAATATAGGATCTTCCTTATGAGTTAAATCAAATGCTCTCTTAATAGTATTTTCAGTTCCTTCATAGAAACCCTCTTGGCTGGTAATAGACCCTTGTTCAAGATCTAATACTGACTCTCCACCTACTGGTCTAGCAGCAGGGAATAATGATGTATTTTCATCAATTCGTAAGGCGTTCATAAAGGTTTTAACCTCTATATCAATACCTGAATTTGGAGTAAATGTTATCTCAGTAAGACTATTACCAACACCTGTTCTTCTAGCACCAATAGTTCCTAATCCACTAACAGGAGCATTTTTAGTAACAACACTACCATACTCTGTGAAAAATACTTCTTCAGGAAGACTTCCATCAAAATCATCAGCTACGAGAACCTCTTTAAATTCGTAGGCATCATTAGTTAAATCTGATATTTGAACTAAACAATATGCAGCATCAAAATCATCAGCATATGTTGCTACACCAACTTGTTCAGGAACACCAGTTGCATCAATTCGTTTTTGTTCAACAAGAATTGAACCAAATGACATATCATAAGTTCCAACTCCAACTGATGATTCTGAAGAAATACCAATTGTAAGTGTGCTAACTCTTGCAGTCGTAATTCCTGCATTAGGGAAATAATCTAATTTTAATACTGATCCATCTAAGTATGATCTATATGTTCCCAAATCACCTGCAGAAGAGAATGAATCTGTAACAGAGTGAATTGTTAATTGACCATATTGTAAAAGTTCTGTATCTTCACCATCATGAATAATATTAAGTTCATCAAATTCTGCATCAGCTTCACTAGTTTCAACACTTACTAATATTTTTGCAGATCTACAATTATTTCTATCGGTTGCACCGATTCCTGCTATAGATACAACAGTTGCAGAACTTCCTCCTGCAATTAAAACATTAGAAGAAGCGACACTAACTAAAGACTCTGTAAATGATCCTGTTGATATACCAATAGTTGTTGAACCAACAGATGCAACAGTATTTGTTCCAATACCAATTCCATCAATATTAAATGCCCATGTCACTACATTATAATTGTTAAATTCAAATTTTGTAGGATAGAATTGTAAAACACCATCACTTCCATCAAGTCTATAATCAAAACTACCAAGATCAAGAACAGACTCAACTCTACCATACTGGTTAATCATTGAGAAACCACGACCAATATCATTGTAAACTGTAACCATCATCAATTGTCTTTCACCCGTGAAAGATCTATCTCTTACATAAGTAACAAACTTTTGAAGTCTACCATCAGCTGCTCTATGAGTATGAACATCTGCAAATCTTGTTGATCTTGCATTACTATTAAATTGATCACTAAAATCATCAATAGTAAGAACTCTGTTGCTTAATGATTCTGAGAAATCAGTTAATGTTTGAGTGCTGAATGTTATTTCATTTGAAAATGGTTGATCAGAACCTTGTAAATGATTTTCACTAACTAAATCAAAATTATATTCACAGTTTAAATTTTCACGTCCAATCAATTGTAATTGATTAGTTACCTTTGATGTAGAACCAACACTAATGGGTTGACTAATGGTTGATTCAATTTGAAGTTCACTAAATTTCTTAAATCCAGAGGTATGATTTATAGAACTTACAACATTCTCCCATTTTTCTACAGGAACTCTAGATTTTATTGAATATGAGAAATTCTGATAGTAATCATTATCATGAATTCTTTGATGTTCATTATTGAGGAAACCTGTTAGATATTCCCATCCATTTTCAACAACTGAGAAATAATCTAATTCATATCTTGATTCAAAAGATTCTCTTTCGCTTATTAATCCTTTATCCCCAGTATCAGGAGAAACAAGGATTTTTCCAACTTCAAAATCACCAGAACTCTCTACAGTTAATAATTTTACATCTGGTAACCAATCACCAACAGTTCCTTCAGAAAATCCATCAGTTACACGATCTGAAGTTCTAAATCTATTTGCTTGTAATTTTATATCAAATTGAGGGAACAATCCTTCAGGAACTAATGAGGCATCAGAAGTGGTGCTATCAAATCTTCCTGGAGTTTCTCCCACTCCAAGATGTCCACCTAGATTATAAGTTACAGTTCCAATACCACCAAGATTTGTAGCGATTCCTGTAAGTTTAAATCTAGTGTAACCATACGCTTTAGAATTAAATCCTTTAGCTGTTGATCCAATACCAACACTTGCGTTTTCTACTAAAACATTATCACCAAGTCTAAGTGGGAAAGTGTCCAGAGTGCTATAGGTATCTCTTAATGTTACTGAAACATCATCAGTGTCCGAATCATATACGATGTTTGAAACTCTAATACCATTTGGATTATCAACAGGTATTATTATTGGTGTTGTGTCTGATAAATCATTTGTATTTTTAAGAATATCAACATCTCTTCTATCAGGATGATATCTTATATCAATATCTTGAACTTGATTCTTAGTTCTTCCATCAAGAACAACTAATCCTGGAGAACTATTATATCCTCTTCCAAAGGAAGTAACACCAATAGATTTAAATCCAGTTAAAGGTTCAATTTTTAATATTTGTGGGAATCTAACATCTGGTCTTAATGTCAAATCTGAAGGATAGTCAAATCCAATATTTTCTATTTTTGTTTTAAGTGCTTTACCTATTGTTCTAGTGGAAGCTTTTAATACAGCACCAGAACCAACATCTGATGTAACAGTTGAAATTCCTGGTAATTTAGTATATCCTCTTCCACCATCACTCAAATGGATTTTTGAAATCGCTCCATATGCAAAAGGAGATATTGTTTCATACGAAATCTTAGCACCATCCTCACTTGCAGTATAAGTAGATTCTTCAGGTACTCTACCAAGATCATAACTGAATGTAGTTCCACCAGTAGAAATTATTTTAAATCTACCATTGTATCTACTATTTTCAAATACAATTTGATTATTATTATCAATCTCATCATCAACAACAATCTCTTTATTTACAATAGGATTGTCACTTAAATTTAATGGAACTAAACGATAGTAAAGTAAATGTGGTGTAAAATCGTTAACAGTAACTGTTACTTTGGCATTGGCTGTAACTCCAATAGTTCCAGTTTGTTTTACTTCAAAATTTTCAAATTGATTATTAGTTTCGTATATTTCAGAGTAATTTGAATCTCTGTATAATTCAAATTTAAATGCAGGATAACCTGTTGTATTCTGAACGTAACCCAAAGAAGAATCTGACAGATCAAATATTATAGATGATTTCTTATATACTGTAATTGGTGGGTTAACTGGGAAAATTGTACCACCATCATTAGCACTAGATAATCCAACAAAAGTAGGGATACCTTTAGTTGTTTGAAATTTAGTCGTAGCTAATTTAATAGTATTTTTATCAATAACATAAACAAAATATTGATCTTCATTTGTCAGACCAACGACAGGATTAGAAGACTGATAAACAATTTTCTGTCCAGTGTTTAATTTATGATCAGGAATATTAATTGAATCTGGTATTCCTGTAGTTGATGTTGTGGTTGTTATTCCTGAACCTTCAAAGGATAATCCATTAGTTAATAATTTTCTGTTATGTTTATTATAAGTTACATTAATGGTTGTAGTTACTCCTGGATTTACATCAACAAATACAGTATCATTATTAGATAATCCATGAGTTGTAGCAGTAGAAACAGTTACTTTATTTTTAGATACTTTGCCAGTTAAAACATTTGGGTTATTAACTAATTTGAAACTATGATAGGTACCAGTTCCAATTCCTACAAAGAACATTAAACCAGTATTTTTATTAGTTTCTGCTATTCCAATATATTCACCTAAAGTACCAATACCAACAGATGCAAGACCAACTCTTACCGTGGACAAACCAATTAAATCTGGAGTTAATGCAGCAACAAATAATGGACTATGATTCGTAAGAGGATCATCACTAACACCAATAGTACCAGCCATATCAGTGTTAGTTGCAATTCCTATGGATGCACCACTATTAGTTTGATATGTAACTTCATCCCCAGTTTCTAATCTATGATTAGGAAGAAATATTGTTTGTGTTGGCACAAATAGTTGTGTTACACCAACACCTGGATTAGAGAAACTTAGAGTTGTTCCTATACCAACCCCACGAGCAGTTCCTAATCCAATCGACTCTTTAGGATCAAAATATATTTCCTTAGTAAATCTTTGTGATGATCTTCCTTTAAATCCAGCATCAACAGTAAATCTTCTCTCAAGATTTTCTATTCTAGTGGTTGCAGTGTGACCAGCACCAATAGAACCAACTCCAACAGGTTTAGCAGCAGTTGCGTTGTATGCTCTTAAAACTCTTAATCTTGAACCAGCAAGATCAACATTAAGAACTTTAACTTGTTCTTGAGTTTGACCAGCACCTATCTGTAATATATCATTCTCCAATATAAATGGAGTTCTTAAATTACCATCTACTGGAATGTATGTAACTATACCAGAATTGTGTTTTTGTGCAGTGCCAATTCCTTGGGATAAACTTAAAACACTTGTAGAAATTCCAATCTTAAACGATCCATTTAATAAAGTATTTGTAGTGGTTAATCCAGAAATAATAACAGTAGAACCATTAATAAATCCATGTGGTCCAGTATGAATTCCAAGGAATCTATTCGTTAAAGGATAGAATTGAACATCATTTAATTCAGTAATTTCAGTGTAAATTGAAGATACACCTGCACCAAGAACTCTAGTAACTTTAGCCCTTGCTGGATACGTATTATCAATTTCATCTTCAAAAACAATGTTATCATTTACTTTATAACCTAAACCCCCTGTAAGGATCCCTACAGCGTCTACAGACCCCTTCTGAACTGATTTGATTATAGAGTCCTGCTCAACGAAATCATTCGATTGTAGGACATAATCGTAACCACTATTTTTTTTATCAAGAGATAGTGGGAAAGTATTTCTAGAGAAATTTGTCTCATTTAAATTTATATTATTTTGATCCGAATTAGTCCTATAATTAAATTCAATTGGTTTGGACTTAAATGAATCTCCTACTAGATATGGGAATTTTGGTCTCTTAAAATTCTTAAATACACCATCAGAAGTAGGAGTAGAATCAATAGTTGCAAAGTATGCATATGTTCCATTAGGAAATTCTGGTGTTACACAAAATCTTCCATTGTGAATATCAAGAACACCCTCATCAGTAGAATTATTCCAAGTAAAGTCCTCAACAAAATATTCAGGAGGAAAAACACTAGTAGGAGGTCTGTTTTGTTTTAATTCAATTTTATATCCAGATCTGAGTTGTACAATTGATCCACCAGATTTTTCTGCATATCCATAAGGTCCATAAATGGGATTACCATCATAAGCCCAACCAATTATTGGAGAGTGATATTGATTACTTGACTCTTCTCCATTTAAGAATACTAAGTCAGATTTACCAAATACAGTATTTCCCTCGCTATCAGTAGCATAAACAACTTGTCTTAAACTTCTAGGTGCATATACATATGAACATTCTAATTCTTTATTATCATCAAGTGAAACATCTATAAAGACATCATCATCAGTAATATTTTTTTCATTTTTCTTAAAGTCATTTACTCTCCAAGTCTGTAGAACTGGTTTAAACTTAGCTCCCAATCCTGATGCAGTTACTCTTAAAGTAGTTGTAGAAACTCCGTATCCAATACCTGCAGAATTAACTTTTATAGATGATAACCTACCATTTTCTAATATTGGAGTTAATTCTGCTCCTGTTCCAATACCACTAACCGATATCGCAGGTGGAGAATTATAATCAGTTCCAGCAGCTCCAACAAATACATCTACGATTGATCCTTCATGAATAACTGCAGATGCTTCACTTTCTCTTCCAGTATTAACATTTACATCACATGGTCTTTCAAAATTCAATATATCAGATGCACCATAACCAACACCATTATCACTTAGATGTACAGATGTTATTTCTCCCCTGACTATGGGTTGAACTATAGCATGAAAATCTTTACCCCCAAGAGAAGATACTCCAACATTACCAATAACTTCTACATTAATTGGTTTGTAATTAAAATTATGTGTTCCAACACCAATTGAAGTTATATTTTCATATATTTTTTGATCAAAGTTAAATGTTTTTGTAGTTGTTCCAAGTCCTACAGCAGATAATTTAAAATGATCAGAATCAACTACAGTAACATAATAATCTGTTGAAGTTGAAAGTCCTGTAACAGCAACAGATGCAGATCCTAGATCAGGAGAATATTGAATAATTTCTCCAGTTTTATAATCATGATTTTTTATATTAATAACATTTAAAGCCGTGTTTATACCTACAGGATCACATGTTCTTTGTTTGTTTTCATAACCAGATCCAGGATTTGTAATTACTATGGAATTTAGAACAAGTTTTCCACTAACCGATTCAAATGAGTGTGTCCCTGAACCATAGTCCGTGAAAAATACTGTGTTTATTCCTACTAAAGCATCACCCTCTTTTTTATGAAGTTTTATGGTATGTGGGTTTATTATACGAGCAAAATAAGAGTTTCCAGTGTCAAGTCCAACTAATGCCTTTCTACCAAAAGTATTATATTTAATTTTTTCAGCATCTCTAAATTTATGGAACGTTGTAAATCCAATACTCGACTCTGTTCCTATACCAGCAAGGTCAGGTATGATGGAAGTGATACCTGTGGTGTTAACTGACAATTCGTGAGGAATAGTTAGTAACTTCGCCCTAGCTACAGCACCTTCACCATTTCCTCCAGTAATTTTTATAATTGGTTGTTCAATATAATCAAAACCAGTATCCACCAATCTAATTTCTTTAAATTCACCTTTAACTGCACAGAAACCTGTTGCACCTGCACCTACACCATCATTAATTATCAATTCTGGTGGATTTATGACATCATAATCACTTCCACCAGAAACAACTTCTATGGAGTTAACTTGACCATAATGAACAACATCTCTTGACTTATAATTTTTAACTTCTACTCCATTAATAAGTATTCCATTATATCCAGTGGGAGTTTCATAATTTTGACCATCATTTACTGGATTAGATATTTTTCTTAGTAAATTTTGATTTCTTATGGACTTATTATGTAATTCAAACTTTTCTAAAGTCTGATTTCCTAAAGTTGCAGTATTAGTTGGTATTAATACCTTTACAAAAATATTATTATAAAGATTTGATCTACTCTTTGCTAATTTGATAGTGTTAGAATCTATTCTTTTAATAAAATATATACCTTCTCCACCATCAGCTAAACCATCTGTTATGCCACGACCTTCTTGAAATGTAGAAAATAAACTGCTTAATATTTCAACTCTTTCATATGATTCATATTGTTGTTGCAAAGTTTCTTGATCAAATCCAGATGATCTGAATAATAATTGAACTCTTTTTTCTGGAGTATAGTAAACAGCATCACCCGTAAAAAAGTTATGATCAATTCCATTTGTTATTGGTATTTCTTCTTGATTTTGTGCAACTACACCAGAAAAAACTACTTTTTGAGTTTTTGGATTTAATTTTAAATTAGTACCGAATAAAGATACAGATGGTAATGAATGTGTTGCAACTAAAATATCTTCATCGTCAATATAAACATTCTGAATATTAGCTGTATAGTTATTTAAATTATCATGTAGATCTGAATCAACTTTGGATATCTGTCTTGTTACTTTACCTATAATGGAAAGATCAGTTAAACCTTGACCACGAATTAGGAAACTAGTGTTATTGAAAACATCAGTAACAATAAATCTACCATCTATTTTAATATCATTAACATCAGTCAATGATACATAATCACCTGTTCTTAAAATAGAATTATCTTTTGTAGTTATTTTATACGTCTTGTTTACATTGTCAACAAGAACAATTGATAATATATCATATGATTGTGCAGTATTAAAGAACCAATTATTTTGTTTAAAATTATCTCCTATTTTACCTAAAGATTTAATTTTAGCTTTTGCACCAACGGTTTGTCTAGCTGTGTATTCTGGTGTCTCTAATTCGTTTAGAACAGATCTAATTTTAACTCTTACAGCACTATCAGTACCCACACCACTAGAATAAGCAAATGTATTCTGTTGTAAGATAGCACCATCAGAAATATCCTTTTCAACACCTCTTGTTGGTCTAGGATCAAATATTAATGGATTTTTTACAAAAGCAACTTCTGTAAATTGAGTTAATGTCTTATCTCTATAACTACAAACACCAACACTTCCATCTTTGTATATAACTTCAAATGTTCCAGATCTGGGGAATCCAACAGTTGAATCTACATCAACAATTGTTTGACCAACACTAACCTTTCCGTCTTTTTGCCCAGAAATATCACCAATAACTTTTGTTTTTGCATGAGATGTAAATGTTCCAAATAAAGCTTCACTAGAACCTTCAAAATTTTGTGTAAATGAAGCGTCAATACTGACTTTATAGAAAGTGTTTGTTAAAATACCAACGTTAATTTTTTCAACATTTGATACAGGTGCATATGCCTCAGAAATATTTTCATAAGGGTCTTGAAAAAGAGTTTGATTTACTAATTCTTCTGGATTTCCTAATATTGGTTCTACAATAAGATCTCTTGTTCTTCTCCAGTTTGCATTAGATGGAGAAACAAGAAATTCCTTTGGTCTTATGATATTGACTTCTTCATCATATAATGCTTTGAATAAAATACTAAAAGATTCGTCAGTTCCTCTAGTAGAATAAAGATCCTTTGTATGTCTAAGAAAATGTGCCTGTATCTTACTATCAAAATCAACTCCTTCTAATCTTGGTGCTAATTGAACACGAATTTTCTTTAAAAATTGCTCTAAAAATAAAATACTTAAATTTTCTACCTTAGATCCTTTCGTATGAGGAGTTGCTTGATTAGAAGAAAAAACTAAATTTTCTGGATCATCTGGATTCTCATATGATGCTATTCCACTGAATCCTCTCTTACAATTTTTAAAATTAAATATATCTTTACTTTCATATGTTATAATTTCATCTCCAATTTTAAGCAATCCCCATGATTCAGGGAATCCAACAGTTCCTGTTCCACCAATATTGAAATTAGCTATTGGAATATCTGTGCTTGTTTCATCAATGTCAGCATCTAATATCGTATCTTTAATATATTTTCCATTCTCAGATATTTTTAAATATTCATCAATATTTGCAATTAAATCAATAGAGGCACCTTGAACTTCTTGTCCAAAATAATACTGCGATAAAAATTCACCAATTAAAGGAAACTCCTCCCTAACATAGGCAGGAAGTTGACTTTTTACGATTCGACTAAATGGTATTTTTTTTGAATCTAGCATTTTAACTTCTTACAAGAACTCCAGTGTTGTAACTAGGACTAACAATGTAATTTGATCCTGATGGGTCAAGTCCAGAACTAATTTCATCAACAATCATTTCAACGGTACTTCTATCTAGTTGTAAATAAAGATCTTGCAATCCAATTACATCATTTGATTCTGGAAAACCTGATATTTCTAAAATTTGTTGACCAGACTTTTCTTTTCCAGATACGATGTTAATTGGGTTTAATGTAATACGACCTTTTTTATAATCAATAACTCCGATACCCTTTCTTCTTACTATAGGTGTTGTTCCATCTTCTGAAGAGAGAGAAAACATATTAATTGTTCCAGTTTTTTTATCATTATTTGGTTTGTCAAATAAGTAAACTGTTTCATTTACATCAGCAACTTTAAAACCACATGTTCTAATGTTAAATCCATTCATCGAGGAAATATGAAATTCATTACCAAAATCAATCGCATATTCTGCAAATTGATTTAATGCCAATCTCAAATCCCTTCTCATTTGAACGGTAGTAATATTTGATGTTATAGCTTGATGACCTTGATCAATAATCTTCAGCATCTTACTATATTTGAATCTTGCACCATATCTATTTAGCTCACTAGATTGAGCGTACTTATTGATATTATTTTGAACAATTGTAGATACTGCTGCTGCGTTTGGTGCAAGTCCCGTGTTGTAATATACTTTACTATCAGTTTCTAAGAACAAATATTTAAGATCTAAAATTTCAGGTACAATTCCTGCAACTGCATATTTTTTAAGGTCTCTTTTAATGTTTTGTTTTACTGCATTTGATACAAAATCACCAGTTCTTGGTTTTATACTGATAAAAACTTTTCCAAATTGTGGTGGAACTAATTCTTCACCACCAAACACTGAAATTGATTCTGTTTCTGGAAAAATTTTATTTGGTATCAATATTTCATAATCATTTGCAGTCAATGCTCTATTTTGTGTTGCAAACATCTGAGGTGCAAACTTTCTAACAGAATCAACACTCTCAATTTCTTCACCACCAGAGGAAGGATCATCACTTGTCACTAAAGAAATACCACCAGTGATATTAAACACTTGACTTCCTAAAGTATATGTTAATCTACCACTAAAAGTAAAATCAGATATACCATTTGCAGCTTGTGCATTAGTTGTAATGTATGTGGTTGTTATTTTATCATTACCTCGTATTTTTCTACCAAAAATACCATCACCAAAGATTACTTCATATCTTTCATCTGCAATTTCTTGTAAAAAGTAAATATTTGAAGATCCATTTATAGTTCTTCCTGTTACAGGATTGAAAAGATCATCTTGTAGTGAATATTTGATTTTTGTGGAGTCAGAGGTACCAACTCTAACTATTAAAGTATCAATATCAACACCTGGATTCTCTAAAATAAATTTTTGTTCTATATTTGTTGGATCGACTTCATAATTTTGTTCAACAACGGTTCCTTCAAACACTTCTACTTCAAAAAACTCAGCAAAACCATCTTTAACGGCAACTGTCTTATCTTCAGTTATAGAAAAGACAAATGATTGATCACCAAACTGATTTCCAGATGTTACAACAGGGCCTCTCCTTAAAGTAAGAGATGATGGAGTAACACCAACATTTCTACAGTCAACAACGAAACTTATTTTGGTTCTTGATGATTTTCTAGACCTTGGTAGGTATCCAATGTTCCTTGCAAGTGCTACAACGTTTTCTCTTAAAGTTGCACTGTCAATAAAACATTCATTTGATACCATATTGGTATTATATGAATTAATATAAGTGTTATATGCTAATACATCAATAATTGTTGACAAATTAGACCCCTCGAAGTCATAATCCGTAAAATCAGAGTTAGATTTTAAATAATCTGTGATTGTGATCTTTATTTGATCAAAATCCAAATTAGCGAAGTTTAAAAGGGCCATTTATCGTGTCGGTAACAAGACGAATTCTAATTGCTGTGGTGGAACGTCAATTCCAACTATTTTATAATTAATTCTCACGTTAAATTCATTATTATCAAAATCTGGTTCAACATCCACCTCTTCCAACTCTACTCTTGGTTCATAATTTCTTATTGAGGTTTCAATTTCATCTTTTATGTCGATTGCGACAATATCATCAACAAGTTCAAATAATATTTTTGAAAGATTTGAACCAAAGTCAGGATTAAAGGGTTTTTCGCCAGGAGACGTAAAAACTATGTTTCTAATAGAGCGAGCTATGGCAGATTCATTTTTTAACAGAATTAAATCGTCATTTAAAGGATTAACTTTAAACGACATGCTTAAATCTTTAAAACCTTTACTAACTCTCTCTACAGGCACTAGAATACGGCAATTATATTTTATTTATTAAGGATTTATGACTAATATTCTGCTAAAACAGTGTAATCACTCTCATAGTCTAATCCATCATCTTCATTTTTCTCATAAATCTCAGTTTCCACGAAAAAATCTGACTTTTTTGGAGTCAGTTTATCGTTCGAGATCTCCCGAAGCATCTTTTTTTCCATTTTTTTCTTTTTTACAAGAATTATAACTTATTTAGTCAACAACCTTCTGAATCATGAGTATATTCCTCTGCTGGTTCGACTTCTATTAACTTTACCTTGGGTTGTTTCTTATGATACACCTCTACTAGTGCCCCACATGAGGTACAATGGAGGTTTGTAACCATATCATAGACCACATTCTCCTCTAAAAGGTCTTCTGTCATGTCCTGATCGTTGTCCCAGATCAGTTCAGAGTCGCAGTGCCAACATTTCATGGTGTCCAACAGGTAACGGTTAATTCAATGGAGCCATCGTCCATTTCCCACTCTTCCTGAACCTCATATCCGTCCTCTTTTACAGTAGAATGGATGAGCATTCGGGCATATTGTTGATTTACCTTATCTATAAACCTTTCAACTGGCACATTTTCGTTCCAAGTTTGTAAATCTGTGACTAATTCATAAGAATTGGTGTTAGGATTAAGTCTAAACCCAATATCTTTAGCAATTGCAAGGTCTGCATTAACAATTTGATGATTTTTACCATGAGGACCACTTACTTTTAGCTCTTGATCCTCCTTCACATCATATTGAAGGAGTTCAAGTGCCTCAACTAGTGGTTTTTTATACCTAATTTCCGTTTTGATCGTTGTGAAGTGGGACATTTTCCTCGTTTTTGGTTGTGTTAGGGTTATAGTATTGAGGTTTGAACAATTTTTGAGTAACCTTACCTAATTTATCATCAATTGAACGTGTAAGATTCTCACATTCTTGTCCAACGGCACCAATAACCTCTTCAGTTACAGTGCCATCTTGTCTTATTGTGAATTTTATGGTATTTTGCTTCATTTTTTCACCTTTACTTCTACTTTTTCCTCTACAACTTTCTCTTGATGATATAAATTTTCAACAGTTTGTTCTTTTTCGACCCAAGGAACACTATAATCTATGGTTTGTACAGTATCAAACGTCTCTTCTGGGTTTCCTCGGCAAATTTTCTTCAATCTAACGTGAATTTCGTCTCTTTTAAAGGTAGGATTTGGTGTAACTATCCTACCAAGCTCTACAATTTCAAGAAATGAGGTTGATTTTGGTTCCACAACGGGAACATATGCTTTTTCTTTAGGCATTTTACCAAGTTTTAGAGTGAGTATTGATGTCTCCATCAATATGATTGTGGTCTACATGGTCTATTTGTTCAATATGACCATGATCAATGCTGATATGAACATTACTTTCAAGAATTTTAGCAATTCTTTCGAGTGCATCCGCTATTCTATCGGCAGGAGACGAAGAAGAGATCATTTTCCTTGACCTCTATACTTCTTTTTAACTCCATTACGAGAAGTTGCGGATAGTTTTGTTCGAGCCGAGCGGCCTTGACGAGTTTTTTTGGGGATTGCTTGAATGTAATCACCAGTACCAAAACCACCCATTTTAGTTTTAACAGCCATTTAGAGTTTCTCCATTAAATAACACGAGTTTTTTCGTGACCAACACGAATACGAGGGTCACACCAGATCTCATAACCTTCATCCTTGGCATCAAGACAGAATGAGACATCCTCACCACACATGTCTTGAACATCACCAGACTCAAAGATTTGCATCTTAGGTGCAAACCAAGGATACTCAAGGTTCTCAAAAACACCATTCTTAATTAATACCCAACCGAAACCAGTATAATCACAAGTGAATGGCTTCTTACGCTTACTCATAGACTCGACAGTCTCGTGATTCATCACTCCCCCATTCTTACGGAAGTCATCTTCTTCTAACCAGTGTGCGATAGATGTAGTCTGACCGTCTTCAGTTGCATACCAACCAGCAGTAATTTCTCTTTCTTCACCTTCTGCTGGAACTGCGAGATCACATAACTGCCAGAACTTATTTGTATCAAATACAATGTCAGAGTCAATCCACAACTGATAGTCATACTTAAGTTTTCCATCCCAAGGTACTTGCTTAGGCCCACGAAGAACATTTGCACCCAATACCTTACAACGTGCAAAGTTTACCATTGAAGAGTAATCCTGTGATATCTGAATACTCATTCCGTTCTGAACCATGTCAAAACATAATTGCACGAAGTTCTTTAAGAAAATGAAAGAACATCCTCTACCAGGTAGGCAGAAGACGATTGCCTTTCCTTTCATTCTTTGTTTAATTGCATCAATATCCCAATCGGGTGCTTTCTTCTTTGGTGCAACCGTTTTAACAGTAAATCCTTTTGCCATAATTGCTTGGTTAACCTCAATTCAATTTTATCAGTTTATTTAGCAATTGTCAATAAGAATCTTCCTCCCATGATGGTGTTGAAACAATTCTTCCTGGCCCACCTACACCACATTTTGGCCCTAATTTAATATATGATAAATCTTCTTCTGTATATTCTGTTGATATTAAATCTATCATTACATTTAGCATCTGCCACTTCTCTTCAAAATCATCTTCATTCAAATTCCAATACACACAATTGTCTTTTAAGTAAATATGATATGTTGTATTACTATATTCAGTCATAAAACCTCATTATTTGTATTATTTATTTTGGGTACTCTAACATTAGTTGCTAATCTTAAAGCACGTAATACTACTATAATATACCATGTCAAATCAAACTGTCCTTGTAAACCATGTTTTGCAGATGTAGGATATGCATGGTGATTATTATGCCATCCTTCTCCAAATGCTAACCAACCCATGATACGATTATTTCGACTATTATCATTACTTTCAAAAGGTTGAGTACCCCATGTATGAACAACTGAGTTAATACACCATGTTAAATGATATACCACTACCATTCTGAGAGGTATACCCCATAGTACCCAGTGCCATCCACCAAGATAAAACAAAACAATACCAAGGGGGATTTGTAGTAATAAAAAATACTTGTCTAACCATCTATAATAAGGATCCTTTCTTAAGTCTGCTGTATATCTTCTAACTCTCTTCTCACCAGGTACATGATATAACATCCATCCTATATGAGCCCACCAGAAACCACGATTGATATTATGTGGGTCTAACTCTTGATCTGAAAACTTATGATGCTGGCGATGTAATCCTACCCACTGTATTGGACCATACTCTGCACTTAAGGCACCAAAGGTCGCAAAGACTCTCTCTAACCACTGAGGTACACTGAAACTCCTATGAGAAAGTAGACGATGATATCCTAATGTCAACCCAAGGCACCCCGTTACCCATCCCAAAAAGATAAGCATTAAAAAAGCACTCCAACTAAACTGCTGAAGTGCAACAATACCTAATACATGAATAAGGAAAAAGAAACTAATTGTAGGCCATTCTAATTTCATAAAACTTACGGGGGATTTTTTTTCTGGCCGTTATTTTTTATATGGCTCTCGATCTGTCACCTCTGTAGGTTAGGGATGTTCAGCTTTTTAATAACCGCATCGCCCGCCACAAACAAATAACAACGCCCGCAAATAACTGCCGATACGCATCATTTAACGACTGCTAATTAGCCATTCGTTGTTGTTACTAACTGTGTGCTTGCTAAGTGTTACTTAAGTATTATAACATAAAGGGGCATAAGTGTAAAGAACTTCGCCCCAATATGCAGTTAATTTGTGTTACTTATAGTACTGTATCTTCTACCTCTAAAATATCATCGAGAACTGATAAGATTTCATTACCATTGTTTGCATTTTCGAGCAAGAATAGGGCGAAGTTCTTAGACATAATTAAGAAGAAATAAGTGGTCAATTTGTGTAACTTTAGGGCGAACACATTCCCAGACAATAATGTTAATAACTGTCTGAAATATCAAGCGTTTCAGTATAACTTTGTACCGACTCATTGGGCTCTAATTGTAATACTTTTCCCCAGTCAATTTGGTGTGGATTAAAGTCATTTAGCACGTCAATATCCAGAGTGATTCTATACCTTTGTGTGGTCTGATTGTAGTAAGAAATTGACATTGTACTAAGAAGGATTAGAGGACAATTTAGTTTACTTAAGGCTCATTATATACGATTTTTCATTATCTGTCAAGTTTTGTATTTGACCCCGCATAATGTTAACGAGGGGTTGACAATTTACGGGCGTTCGTGTTATAATACGCTCGCTAAGATCACTATAAAAACTATCATTTATTCCACAGATTAACCACACATTCTTAACACTTAATCCACAGATTACATTCAG